TATTAGACCAGACACTTGAAAAATACATTGACATGGAGTATGTCACAAGAGGTCTAAAAGAAAGAGAAAAACAAAAACCTGAACGAGAAGCTTTAACGCTTGCCATTAACGAGGCAAGTGATAAGATATCAGAGTTATCAAATAAAAAAGGTATTTTACAATTAGAACAAGATAAGATTGAAGCCGAAGTTGGTCCAATCAAATATATTGCAGAGTTAATATATGGTGATACGGCAAAAGACCATTTTGATGAGGCTGTAAGGTGGGTAATAATAGTATTGATATTCGTATTTGACCCATTAGCAGTATTATTGTTAATAGCGGCCAATATATCATTACGGAGTAGAAACAATGTTAAAGAAGAAGAAAAAACCAAAATCGAAAAAGATTACCAAAAAGAAGCTACTAACGCAAAAGCTAGGGCGAAAAGAGTCAGAGATAGAGAAAAAGTTTATAAAGGTTTTTTTAAAAAAATAGCTAGTGGCGAACTAAAGACTAAAGATTATGAAGAAATGCGTAAAATGGGTCTAAATCCAGATGAAATCAAGATAAAACTTAATCAAATAATGGATTTATCATAAACAGGTGGTTGCCAATTAGGTATAAATGATGTATAATGTAGTTATGATTAGTGAAGAATTAAAAGATAAGCGAATCGCCAATGCTGAATGGGCATGTCGAGAAGCTGGAACAGATTGGGCTAAGGATTACTGGTTCGGTGTGTTTTCTAAATTATGTGAAATGTACAATCGTCAAGAACATTTTAGAAAGGTGATACACTAGTGAATATATTTTACTTAGATAAAGACCCTATTGTGGCAGCTCAAATGTCATGTGATAAACATGTCTGTAAAATGATTGTTGAATCTGCTCAGATGTTATCAACTGCTCATAGAATGATTGACGGTGTTCAGTACACAGGCAAGACTAAAAAAGGTCGTAACATTAAAAGGTGGAAACACCCTAATTCAAACTTAGAAGAAACTTTATACTTAGCGTGTCATACTGGTCATCCTAGTACAGTATGGGTTATGCAAAATGCATATCACTATAATTGGTTGTACAAACATATGATGGCATTACACAAACAATGGCAGTTAAGATATGGTCACATTTTAGACCATAAGACGGTACAATTGTTAGGCGATATACTAAAACATCCGCCTAAAAATATACCACTAAATAAGATTGTAACTGAACCAACACCTGCTATGCCAGATTATTGCAAAATACCAGGTGATGTAATTGAAAGTTACCGTAAATACTATTGTTTAGAAAAAACTAGATTTGCGACATGGAAATCACCGGCTACTATACCATTGTGGTTTAGTGAAGGTGTTAAATACTATCAAAACACGGCAGAAATATAGGAGACAAAATGCGTGAACAAATGATTGAGGCTCTAAAGCAACATGCTTTAGGACATATTGAAAAACATAAAATAAATGTAGAAATATTACTACAAAAAACTGCTGGTATTGCCGAGCATCCTGATACATTAGAAACAATCGAAAAAGAATTAAAGATTATTGCTGATTATGATGACCAAATATCAATGTTAAATAAGTATTTTACTATCAAAGACCCATTTAAGGTGAAATAATAATGCCCATTTACAGTTTTAAAAATACCAAGACCGGCAAAGTCTATGATGATATGATGTCTATTGCTGATAAGGAAGTTTATTTGAAAAAGAATAAACACATACAACAGATGGTAACTCAGATAAATATATCTAGTGGTGTTGTAGGCGTGGGTGCTATGAGGAATGATAATGGTTGGAAAGAAATGCAAAGTAGAATTGCAGAAGCACATCCAGCCTCCGAATTTGCACAACAACATGGTAAACGAACTGCTAAAGAAATTAAAACACAGGCTGTTGTAAAGAAACACCAGAAACGACAGGCTGAACAGAGGAAGAAATATGCCAAGTAAAGATATACCAGATTTCATGCGTGGGTTTGATACTACAGATGATTGGGGCATGGTACCGGTTTCATCTACACCAAAAACAGAACCGTCTGTTGACCCTAAACTAGTTGAGAATTCAAATTTAGAAATTTCAAAAGTAAAATCAGATGTTCAGGACATTAAGTCTATGATGAATGAGATTATGCAAATTGTGGCAGAAAAAGAAGTCGTAACAAAAACACTTGAAAGTGCTGATGTTACAGCAAGATTTAAAGACATTGAGAAGTTGATACTTCCGTTTCTTTACAATCTTATGAAGAGTGACGAACCTTATATACATTGGCCTAACAGAGGTCCAATCATTAAGGCACAGGTAGAGAAACTACTAAAGTTAACAAAAGGAAACTAACAATGCAAGCAAATTACGATAAGTGCTTAGAAACTATTTTACACCATGAAGGTGGTTATGTAAATCATCCAAAAGACCCAGGTGGTGAAACTAACTTAGGTGTTACTAAGAGAGTATACCTAGAACATGGTGGCACAAAAGACATGAAAGATTTACTAGTCGAAGATGTGGCACCAATTTACAAAAAAGGTTATTGGGATAAAATGAAAGGTGATGAACTACCAAATGGTTTGGACCTTTGCGTTTTTGACTTTGGTGTAAATGCAGGACCAGGTCGTAGTGCAAAGTTTCTACAGACAATGATTGGTACTGTTGCAGACGGTGGCATTGGACCAAATACATTAAAAAAATTAGGTGAATATGTTGAAAAACATGGCATTGAACAATGTATTGAAGACTTCCAAGGTGCAAGACAGGATTATTATGAAAAGTTATCTACATTTGCAACTTTCGGTAACGGTTGGACTAGACGAGTTGATGAAACTACAGAGTTAGCTATATCAATGGTCAGTTGAGAGTCAGAACCGTTTAAGTCGGAAAGAGATAGAATAAACAATATGTATGCTGAAAAAGGCATTTAAGGCTTGCCAATAGTGTTAATATAATATATAATATGAGTATATAAATGAAAAAGGAACTGAAATGACTAAGAAAAACTTTGTACAACTAGACGAGAGTAAATTTCCAACTACCAAAGGTAAAAATATTGATGGTTTTAGGTTTTATGCTGTCGAAGATAAACACTTTCCAAGTATTACTACTGTATTAGGTGCTATTCCAAAACCTGGTCTTATCGCTTGGCGTAAGAATGTTGGCGAAGAAGCAGCTAAATGGGAGATGAATAGAGCAGCTCGCAGAGGTTCTGCTACACATACTCTTGTAGAACAATATTTAAAAGGTGAAACACCATCAATTCGTGATGTATTGCCATTAGGCATGTTTCGACTATTGAAACCATACCTAGACCAAGTAGATAACATTCATGCATTAGAAAAAATCATGTATAGTAAAAAACTGACCGTTGCAGGTCAAGTTGATTGTATTGCAGAATACAATGGTAAACTATCTGTGATTGACTTTAAAACTGCCAACAAAGAACGAGTCGATAGTTGGAATGAGAATTATTATATTCAATGTACTGCCTATGCAATCATGTATGAAGAACTATTTGGTACAAAGATTGAACAAATTGTAATTCTACAAGCTGGTGAAGATGGTTCATGTAAGGCATTCGTAAAAGACAAAGCTGATTACGAACCTAAACTTGAAGAGGCAATCAAAGGTTTTTATAAATATTACGAAGAGAAGACAGGTAATAAACCAAAATAGTCCTTCTCTATAAGGGGACTTAAATGCGAAAAATCATAACAGTAATAATTATGGCAATGTTTAGTACCATTGCATTTGCTGATGAACATAATAAATTTTGGTCAGCACAAGCACCTATAATTTGTGGTAAAACTATAGACATGTATGAGTTTATTGCTAAAGAAGGTATGATACCTTTTACTATATCTTTTGGTAAAGTAGGTGCCAAATCAGATGGAGAAATTGCATTTGTTATTACACTTTGGATAAAACAAGGTACAACTGAACAAATGACTACTATGCAGACAACAGATGGTTCTGAAACTTGCATATTATATAAGAGTTTTGATACTATCATCAATCCAAATTTTGATGGTGGTTCAGATTTATAAGAATTAGTCGTTGACGACAAATATGGTAAACAGACTGGACTCCGGGGCAGTTCCGGACAGCTCCACCATAAACACTTGGTCTAGTATCGTGAGAGAACGGCAAAGTGTTTTTGATGGGGCTGATATAGGATTCGACAGATGTTGAGAAATTTGTAAGAGATTAATAGGTGGCAACCTTAAATGCTAATTAAACGCAAACGATAATAACTTTGCATTAGCAGCTTAATCACTGCTTTGAGTTTTGTGGATTGTACTTCGAAACAGAAACAATCCACGCTTTACATTTAAACAAAAAAGTGATATATTATATAATATGAATAGCAAAGAATTTAGTTTAATAATTGAGGGTGTTGTTAGGGATAAAAGACCTATAACATATATGGACGCAATAATACTTTATTGTGAAGAGAATCAAATCGAAGTTGAGACCGTTGGTCGACTTATTTCTAAATCATTAAAAGAAAAAATACAAGTAGAATGTACTACTGCAAATCTACTTAAAATGCCAGAGGCAGGAAAGTTACCTGTATGAATGGTTTAGAATACTTATATCATATTCTCTTTGTTGAGGTTGAACTTGGTTTGTGGGGTATAATAGGATTAGGTGTAGTGTTTGCTATACTAAGTTACATAATGGATTATAATGGAGAGATAAACAATGAACATTGAATTGATTGACAAAATGGGTGGTGATTTATCAGTTGTAAACGCAGCTCGTGTATCATTTGCCAAGAGAAAAGATGTACTTGACCAGTCAGATGAAAAGTTAATTAAATACTTGGCAGACCATAATCATTGGTCTCCCTTTGGTCACACCACACTACAATTTCTAATTAAAGCACCTGTGTTTGTTGCAAGACAACTTGTAAAACATCAAGTTGGTTTGGTATGGAATGAAGTCAGTAGGAGATATGTAGATAGTGAACCAGAATTCTACATGCCATTCTTATGGCGTGGTAAACCAGAGAATAAAAAACAAGGTTCGAGTGATGTTGAGATTGAGTATGATATTTCTGCTACAATTAAATATGTAAAAGAAACATATACAAACTTATTAAAAGCTGGTGTTGCACCAGAAATGGCAAGAATGGTGTTGCCTCAAAACATGATGACAGAGTGGTATTGGACAGGTAGTCTTATGGCCTTTGCTCGTGTATGTAATCTTAGAAACAAAGAAGATTCACAAGAAGAAACAAGAATGATAACATTACAAATGACAAAACATTTGAAAGACCATTTTCCAATTAGTGCAAAGTATTTGTTAGATGAAAATGTATAAAGATAAACTTAGTGACTTTTTTAAATGGGTCAAAGGTACAGATTTAGTTGAACTAGATGATATAGATGTATCAGAGGATCCTGTTAGACCTGAATTAACTCTAGGTTTTAGAATTACAAATGGTCGTAAGATATTTGGTCTAAAGTATGAAGATGAAATTGAAGCAATTATTTGTGTTGCATTTTGTCCTGAAGTACCATATACAATTAGAGAAATGGATTATATGTCCAGAGTAGAAGAAGGTAATGTTGCTGTTGCATACACAGTATGGTCAAGAAAACGAGGTGCAGGTAAAGAGATAGTTAAGAAACTAGGAGAGTGGTGTACAAAACATCATTGTTCCAGACTAGTTACATTATCACCACTAACACCTATGGCTACACATTTTCACATTAAGAATGGTGCTAAACAGGTACACATAAATGATGTAACACAAAATTTTGAATATAAATTATAATGGGATTAGGTGGTCTATTTTTTATAGGAATAATATTAACGATAATCGGATTGTATATTGCATATAGTATAGGTTCAGATGAATAATTAATTATGTATGGTGGATTTGAAGTATTTAAAACATATTTGGCAGTCAAAAATCACTTCACAAGTGACTACGACTATCACAAGTATGGTGGTAGAGTTACAGCAAAGTTGGAAAGTTTTACGAAAAGGAAAGATAGATACTTTTTTCATAAGTTATCTAAAAGATATAATGAGCGAGATATACTGGATTATTTTGTTAGTAATTTTGCTGTTGATAGTCATAAGTGGATTGGGAGTGTTATAAACAATGAGGGTGCTGAAAATTATACCAAGTTTAGAAAATACAAAGATGGCTTTGATTACCATTTCAGGAACGATTGTGTGGCTATTCGTAATGAGCTTGACAGTAAGTCTATTCTTTTTAATGATGGCTTTAATGTGGTTGGCGGACAACATCCTAGAATTCTACGACTATTGCTCAGAAAAAAAATTCACCTCCAGACCGCCATCATTCTTGATACAATACTATCGTTTAGTAAGGTATGGGATAAGGAAATTGAAGAGAAAGTTGTTTGGCCGAAAATTAAACACACACTCACTAAATTCAGACCTTTTTTGATGTATAATGAAACACAAGTGAAATTAATAATGAAAGAGGTATTTGTAAATGATAATTAAACCGATAAGAGAAAAATTAGATGATAAGATTGCTAAGTTGAATAGTAGTCGTGTTTATAAGAAAGTAACACCAAAAGGTGACCTATCATGGTACATTAAATGGGTTGCAAGTATATTTTTAATTATTGGTATGATATTGGCGTCTGTTAATTTATTTCCATACAATATTATGGTTGCAAGTATTGGTGTATTAGGTTGGTTGATTGTAGGTATTCTATGGCATGACAGAGCTTTGATTGTTCTTAATGCAATATCATTAGCAATCTATATAATGGGTGTGTTAGGTTACTATATAAAATGAGTAGAGTATTCTGTATTGGTAATGGTGAAAGTCGAGAAGGTTTTGATTTAGAATCATTAAGAAAACATGGCACCATTTATGGGTGCAATGCAATATACAGAGATTTTATGCCAGATGTTTTAACTGGTGTTGACCATGGTATTATGCATGAGATATATCATGCTGGTGTAGCACAACAGATACCTTGTTTTTTTAGAGATTGGACTAAAGTGCCTTCTATGACATACGAACCTATGATTTATGGTGGTATGGAAAAGTTAGAGGCTGAACAACATCTTAAAGAAGTGTTAGTATCTAATGACAGAGGTGAAGCAGATGAATATGTAATGCATGGTTCTAAATTACAAGGCATTGTAGATATGATTAAGAGAAATGGTGAGAAGGCAAAACAGAATGTAAACCATTCTACTATCAAAGTATCGTGGATACAGAAACCAGATTTTTCTACATCACTTACAGATATTATGACACCAAGAGACCATGGTTGGTCTTGTGGTCCAAGTTCTGGTTATGTGGCAATACACAGAGAGAAACCAAAAGAAGTCTATATGATAGGACATGATTTACATAGTACAGATAATCATATAAACAATCTTTATAAGAGTACCAAACATTATACAGCTAAAGAGAATGGTCCTACACCTGCTGTGAATTGGATTAGACAATGGTCTACACTTGCAGATTGGAATCCAGATGTGAAGTTTATTAAAATTAACAGATTTAATGATGGTAGAGATAATGTGAATGGTCCTATTACTGAATGGGATAAAAGAAAAAATATTACATATGCTGATTATTCCACGCTTGACAATCTAGTCTAATTAGTGTATTATGGACAAAATAAACAAATGAATATAGAGAATAGAATATGAATATAAAAC